ACCGTTAGTTGTTGCAACGCCGCCAGATAGTGCGGAAAATGCATTAGGCATTTCGGTTATTTCCTTAGTTAGTAGTTAGAGCCTAAATCTCTCCACCTTGTTGGAAAATCATATTTGTGATTTCTTCAGCAGATTCTGCATTTTGTAATCTCAAATAAATATCATCCAAGCCAGCAGGAGACTGGGCATTTGCAGTAACAGAATCGATTTGTCTGAGTGTAGCCAAGTCTGGCTTCACATCAGCGGGCGTCTGTACTGTCAATCCAAAAACATCAGCATTATCCGTAATCCAGTTATCTACTGCTTCAGATGAAGCATCAATATCTGCAGGAATAAATTTTGCTATTTTTGGACTTACGCCCTTACTTTCAAGAACTGACTTAATAACGTTTTGACGTTGCTCAGTCTTAATCGAAGAAAGTTGTCCTTCCATTTCGGAAAGCATTTTTGATTTATTCTTTAACTCCTTACGAAGTTGCTTTAATAAATCGCTTTCTGATTGTTGACTAGGGATAACATCTTCTTCGTCATCTTCCCAGTCTTGATAGTTGTTGCTCATCGCAACGCTCCCATTCTTTGTTGTTAGTCGCAAGCCTCACGTTAAATCTGGGGGGATTTATAATGGCTCTTGCTACCAGTCTTGTTACTCTCGTAGGGGCTGGTGGGTCCTACTGAGGGTCTATTGTTAGAACGAACCTGTTGTACTCTTGGCTAGACCAGCAGTTGAAATACCTGCTTGTCCACCAAATGTGGCTCTTTCTCTCTCTTGTAATTTCTTACGTCTTTGTGATTGCAAACCAAAGAAGGCTTCTTGTTGAAGTTCTTCTGCCATCGGTGCTTGCTCAGCACCGTATATTCCACCAAGTCTTTCAGTTTCTCTTTGGGTTTGAGCAAGTGTGCTAAATCCTGTCTTAGCAACACCATAAACATCAGATACATTTTGCGCTTCTAATTGCTTCTGTAGTGATTCAACACCAGTTTCAGCAATTGTTACACCAGACATTTGAGCACCAGCACGCAATTGTGCTTTCTTTAATTGACGCTCTAACGCCATTGATGAAGTCTCGCCAGTTAGTAAAGCGGATGCTAATTGAGAACGTTGTAAGTTAGGGTCTGCAATACCGTAACTACTAAAGTATTGACCTAGTTGTCCTTTTAATGTTGGGTCAGCGTTATCAATTTTAGTGAATACATTTTGGATTCTGTCTTGTACTTCTTGTGCAGATACTGCACCAGAAATAAATGAATCAGTTGTATTTTTGCTAATAAGGTCTTGAAGATTATTTGCTAGTAAAAGATTACGATATGTTTCTTCTGCTGCAAGATATTCGTCAGGTTGATAAACTGCTAATCCTTTTTTAATACGACCTTCGTTACCTTTAAATCTATCTTTATATGCTTGGGTATTACGTATAGAAATTCTGGCTTCAGCAGGGGTTAATCCCTCTTTCATAAATCTTTCTACTTCAGTAGCAAGTGTTGGTAAACCACGTTGGGTAAATTCATCAGCAAGTATTTGAAATGCAGATTTACGATTTGCTGCTTCTATGTCTCTTTGATATTGAAGTGCTGGGTCTTCTGCAGCACCACCAATTTTAGTACCACCAGTTTCAGTAGTTCCATCACTATAATAAATGGTATATGTACCATCACCATTATCTTCAGTTCTTAAAATAGTTTTTGTTTTAGTGCCTTTATCGGTACCAGTTCCTTTACCTGTACCTTTATCGGTACCAGGAGTGACACCAGTAGCGCCACGTTGTTGAATTGTTTCAACAACTTGTCTATTTGATTTAGTTAAACTTGCAGGATTAAAAGTATTTGATGTTCGACCAGGAACATATGATGAACCCATTACTCCAACAGGAGCCTTTGGACCAGCAGGAGTTGTATATTGTTGAGTTGCTTTAGTTGCACCAGGAAGAGTTGATGGTTTAATGCCTGAAGGAAAAGCAGGTGGTTTAGGGGGAATAGGTAACTTTGGTTTTTCAGCCATTTACATCAATCCAAAATCTTGCAAAATAGTAAGAGCATAATTAGATGCTTCTTCTCTTGCATTGTTAGTATATTGCCATTGTGGGTTATTACGTAATGATTTTTCAAACTGGTATAAAGGAATTAAAGCATCTCCAGTTAAAGCACCTTGAATATCTGGGTCATTATCTATTCTAATTCCAGCAGGGTTAAGTTCTAGTAATTGTGCTTTTCTAGCAACATATTCATTAGCAATATCTTTAACTGTTAATCCTTGGTCTAAATATGGAGTCAATGCTCTGTATTTAACTTTAGCAAGGTTATTAATTTTAGTTTGTACGTTTTCTAAACCATTTTTAGAACTAACGCTATCAAGAACTAAACTACGAAGTCCTGCTTTATCAAGTTGAATACCATAATTTCCCGCAAGAGCATTAATAGTTCTATAGTTACTTCCTAAAGCGCCACCAACATTTTTAATACCTTCAGCAGTAACATACTTACCAATATACTTAAGTGCTAGTTGTTCTTTCTCATCAGCAGTTAATCCACCAGCAATAGTTTCGCCAGTTCTAGATATTGTTGGACGCTTACGTTCTAAAGAATTAAGTTCATTAACATATGCTTTAATGTCTGCTTTATTTATAGCAATACCAGAACCAAGATAATCTTTAGCAGTATCTAATAGTTCTTGAGCAGCCCTATTTTTATCAGTAACTGTTGCAGTGGAAGTTGCTCCACCTTTAGTCTTTGTTTGACCAAGATATGAAAATAAACTCCAACCACCTTCACCAATTTTTTCTAATCTATTGTTTACAGATGATAAACTACCCTGAACCTTTTCAACATCTTTTAAGAAATCAGGGTTAATAGAAGCATCAATAATGTCATAGCCAAGTTGTTGTTTAATTGCTTTAACAGCATTTGGGTTAGCATATAAACTTCTTAAAAAATCATCTGTTTTCTGCCAAACATATTGACCTGATGTAGAATCATATACTTTATAGTAAGCATTAGTAGGGTCATTTGACCTATAAAATTGACCTGCATTACCTGCAGATTCCTGTACGGTTTCCTGACCTAAAGGTGTATCATAACCAGCCACTTATTAAACTCCTAATTGTTTCTTGACAACAGTATTAATGATTCTTATAAGACCTACATCATTTGCTGCAATATCTAATGCTTGTTGCATAGCATTATTGCGTATCATACTTCTACGTTGAGAAGCATCTACAGTTCCATCAAACATCATCGCTGTAACATTATTTGCTTCTTGTACAAGATTAACTATATCTACAACTTTTTGTGAATTAGGAGTTTTAGGAACATCGCCATTATCAATCATTCTAACAAGTTCTTCCCAAGCAGCAGTTGTATCTGCAGCGCTTCCATAATTTTCTAATGCTTTTTGTAAGTAGTATTTACCTTTAGTAAACTCTTGCATATCTAAAGTCTTTTGCTGACGAATAACTGCACGTATGCTCTCTGGTGCATTTTCAATCTTTGAATCCCACTCATCACGTTTAATGTAGTATTCATTTAATTGTTCTTGAGCAGTAACTTTAACCATAAAATCTTCTACTGGAATCTTGTCAATAAATCCTTCTCTTTGAAAAAATCTAGATTCATCAATAGCAAATGTACCTGTGTTAGGTACAAAGAAAGCAGAACCTTCTGGATATTTATTAACTAACTTCTCATTCTTACGTAACCAAGCAATAGCGTCTGTAGTTTGACGAAGACCAACAATAGTATTTCTTTCAGTCTGGGCTATTGTGTAAGCAAGTACACCTGGTTTAGCCTTAGCCCATTTCATATTGGCTTCACCCCAAGGGTCTGTTGAACCTTGCAGGGTTAGTTCTTCTACTGTTTTGTAAAATTCAGATTTAAAGTTAACGTTACCTAAGTCTTTTAGTGTAGCACTAACGTCTTTACCTGCAGAAGCACTTAATGCAACTGGAGATACTAAACCTAATACAAATCTTGTAGTTAATATATTAGATGCTAATGCTTCTAAGTTTTGTTGAAATTCTAGTTTTTCTTCAGGTGTAGCATCTATGTCTAAACCTTCACCATTTGCAACAAGGTAAGCGTAGGCTTGTCTTTGAGCAGAAGCCATTTCACCGTTAACATCATTAGGTGACATAAATGACATAATACGCTTAGCAACTGGAGGAAGAATAACATCTTTATATGTTGCATTCTTGCTCATTTCACCAAGAGTTACACCAAGTAATCTATCTCTAATGCCCCAAAAGTTAGGTGCGTGTTGTTGTAGAACAACCATTGAGATACCAGCAAGTGGACCTGAGAATGTAGGAATTGCTGATTGTGGGTCTAATGATGGTGATAAGAATTTAACTTTACCACTAAATTGTAATGATTGTGGTAATTTAAGATTTGATTTACCATCTATAAATCTATGTGCTATAGATATTGCATTATAAATTATATCATCACCAGGAAATACAAAGTATAATTCACCTTGTTCATCTTCATAAACAAAGCCTGAGTGTTCTAATCCTTGAGTTGCTAATCTTAAACGAATAATAGCATCTGTTTGAGTAGTGCCTAGTCTGTAAGCACGTCTCCAGAAGTCTTCTGTTGCACGATAGAAACGAGCAAAGTTACGTAATCCAAATGCTAGGTTAGTTCTAATTAATGGATTATCGACAAAATCTAATGTACGTTTACCTGCTGCATCTGTTGCTAAATCACTAGCGTACTTTCTGGCAACTTTATCTGCAGCCTCTGGACTCATCCCATTTTTAATTAATGTGCTGCGCTTTATGTTTTCTAAGTTTCTATATTCTTTACGATAAGTATGGTAGTTAGCGGTAAAGATAGGCTCTCTGGTCATTGTGGATATTTGACGGTCCATCCAGGCATAGCCTCTTCTATTTATAGCATCAATCAATCCACCTTGATTTTCAGCAATAGGAATCCACTTCTGACTTAAGACAGTAATAGGAAGGTCTTTGCCTTTCATCAAACGCAATTTTTCCATATCAATATCTGGAGTCCAGTTATCAACTATCTTACCGTTTTTGTCTTTACCTCTAGTGTAAACAAGTTTAACTAAATCAGGGTTAACTTCACCTTTTGCATTAGTAAAGGTTTGACGAGTAGCAAAATAAATAGATGATGCTAACTGACTATTGGTAACATTAGAATCTACGTTATTGGTAAATGCGCTTGCCAAAGTTGTATTTTTATCTAATTCTTTACGTATTTCTTCAATAGCCTTTTTAGGGTTATCAATGTATTTAATTGCAAGTTTAGATGTGTTACCTGCTACTCCTGCTCGCTTAAACATTTCAACACCAAGAGCCATATAGTAAGCATCTGGTTGGTCTTGTAGTTTAATTTCTACAGCAGGACCTTCTGAAGTAAATTCTTTTTCAAACTTTTTTCTATTCATACTAAAGGCTAAAGAAGGACCTTGTTCTGGTATTACAACTGCTCCAGCGCCATATCCCTTGGCAGCAGCACCACTAATATCTGTTGATGCTGTAACTGACATAGTTGCTTCTTTATAGCCAGTAGAATCATATCCAAATCTAACTAAATCTTCAGTATCTTTAGTAAATTGCTGGTCTAAAGGACGATTAAATCCAAATCTACCTTTTTGTATAGCAACATTGGTTTGGAGTGCTACGTTTTCTATACTTGAATCTTTATCAATGCTTTCTTTAATCTCTTTAGTAAGATTTGGTTTAAACATAGCATAGTAAACACGAGTAGGACCACCAACGCCTTTGCTATCAAAAAACTTAGCATCAGAATCTTTAACTATTCTTCCAGCACGGCTAGTTGGATAACCATAACGTATTAAATTAACTAATGTTTTAGGCGTAGCAATTAAACCAAATACACCTATTTCTTCAATAGCAGAACGAATACCTAAACGTGGAACAAGTGTTAAGAAAGCCCAGGTACTTACAATTGCATCAGCATACTTATTGTTAAATACTTGTCCAAGGGAGCGAATCTTAGCCCCTCTAGCACTGTAAACTTCGGAACGAATAGCACGAAGGTCTGGAGTGTTTAGTTCAAAAGATAGTTGATGCTCCATCGCTGCAGCAGCCCTATCAGAACCTAACTTTCCAGGGTTAAAAGTAATTGGTCTTTCTGTACTTTTAATAGTTTTTAATACGCCACCAGTAGATTTGTAAGCATCATCAAGAAATTTACGCATATCTTCTGGCATCGCTTTGTATAATGCAGCATCTATGTTTTGTTCTAATGCGTATTCTTGAGTTCCTGCAATTTTGTCAAGTTTATTCATTATTCTAGCACTATCCATACCTTGGAATAATCCAAGTTCATCAGATATTGCGAATACTAAACCTTTATGAATATTTCTACGTTGAGCAACGCTAGCAGTTGTCCATAATCTACCTAATTCGTCAGCATCTGGACGAGACATACCAGCAATACGACCTAAAGATATAACATCTTTAAGGGATTTTAAACCTTCGTCTACTTCTTTGCCGTCTGGACCAATGTATCTAGCAATTTTAATAGTCTTTGCACTAGGTGCTATCTCAATAAAGCGTGCAAATCTACTTGCTTTGCTAGCAGAATCTTTAATTGCTGCAGTTAATTGTTCTTGCGCTACTTTATCTTGAAGAAAATCTGGTCTAGCAATAGTTTTTAATAATGTTTCGCTAGTTATTCCTGCAGTAACGGCACCTTTTTTAGTTGTGCTAATCCCTGTTGTTCTAAGCATAGCATTTTTAATCTCGTTTTTATATCCACGAAAAATGCTATAGGTAGGAATAACGTCTTTACCTAATACTTTTTTACCGTTAGTAAGTAAACTAAAGTTTTCTGCATCTTGAAAAAACTTCTTAGCAGCATCAGCATTGAATACTTTTGCTTTAACCATAGCCTGAACTACATCAGGTCTTATGTCTTTGCCAAATTGTCTATTGATAATACCGAAAGCCTGGTTTGCTTCTTCTTCTGTTCCCTTAGCAAGACGCTCTACTTGAACACCAATGTTATCGTAAAATCTAGTTACTGCTTTTCCAAATAATGGATGAGTAAAAGCATCTGAAATTTTTGCACTTAAGGCTGCTTCGCCTGTAATGGTTCTTCCTAAACCACCAAGTGTTGCTGCACGAGTTACCCCTAGTGCACCAATCTTTGCTACTTGGAAAGGAAGAGCAACATAAGTTAGTGGGTCAAATATAATATTGTTTGCTAAATCACCAACAGCAGATACAACACCAAAGGCTTTACGTTTAGCAGTTCCGTATTCGCCTGGTTTAACTCTAAGACCAAAGATGTCATAAGCAATATCTCTACCAAGAGAAATCTTAGCCATATTGTAATCGCCAAGAGCCTGTTGCATTGTCTTATTATTTTCAACATCAAGGTAGTCTTGGTATGCTTTCACTTCTGCAGCATCAGCCATATTAATATTGGCTAAAATTTCTCCAGAACTTTTGCCCATAGATGCCATTTTGGCAACTTTAGCAACACCTTTAGAATAAAAAGCATCAACTTTTTGTACACGGTCTCTATCAAAAAATGCTTCTCCGTTGCCCTTTGTCATATCCCAGGCTTTAGAGAATGAAATCTTTTCTTGTTGTGCAAATTTAGCACCACGATATACGCCAGTAATTAAGTTAGCGTAACTTCTTAAACCTTCTAATGATTGCTTAATGAAACCTTTTTTTTCTGGTTGAGGTAAAAAGGGTGCATTAGGATTCTGTTGAGCGATAATGTCTTGAATGTTCTTATCAAGTTTGTTAAATTCTTTACTTGCTAAAATAGGGTCGTTAAAACTGTATAAACGTTGATTAACATTTTGAATACCAGCCCAACCATTAAGTTCAGCACTTTGAGAAGGGGTAGGGGTAAACTTAGTTACAGTTTTGTACAGTTCTGCTGAATAATCTTGTATTTCTTTATTATCAGCCATTACTGTCCTTGTAATAAGGCGTTTTCGTAAATTGCTTTTACTTCTCCTGAAGAATCAGCATTAACCATACGTCCTAAAATATCTGTTAATGTTTCTGGTTCTGGATTAAGGTTACCAAAGATTTCTGGTCCTGGTCCTTCGCCAAATGGTAAACCTACTTCAGCAGGTTGGTCAGGGTATTGTGTATCAGCAGTTAATGGAACAACTGGAGATTTAGGAGCAGCAGTTGCTGTTTCAATCTTAGGAGTTTTAACACTTCCAGCCATAGGGCTTATTCTTTGTTGTTCTAGTAATGCTTTACCTTCGCCATACTTTTGTGATTTCATTTCACGAATAGGCTGAGTTGTACGGCTAGAAATATTTCTATCAGTACGTTTGGCGCTTCTACCTACGCCTGAGACTACTTCGTTAGCCATTTAGATTCCTTAAATTTATAATTGTCCTAGTAATGCTTGAATATCCATTTGTCCTTGCATTTGCAACGCTTGCTCTGGTGCTGTTGGAGAAGGACCCCCTGGAGGCGCTTCAACTGGTGCAACAGGGACAGGTTGCTCGCCAGGAGCAGTCATCTCAGCAGGGGGAACTTGTGGGGCTGGTTCTGGAGCAAAGACTTTTTGTACAGCATCTTCAATGTTTGTACCTTTTTGTCTTTCCTTTATTACCTCAGCGATGTTATTAACAAGTTGACTTGGGTCTTGTCCCTGTGCTGCGAATTGTGGTATCGCTTGTGCTAGTGAAGCAACTGATGCGTTTAAGTTATCACGCATACGCTGAACATCAATTGACTGTTGTTCTCCGCCTACGTTCATTGACCAAGGTAGTTCGCGCATTACGAAATCTCTTGATACTAAATCTGCACCTAATGCTTGTAATGAGAAGATTAATGCACGGCTTGGGTCAAGTCCTGACATCAAACCATAGCGAACTTGAACTGTGTAGTCCCCACGAATATCTCTACTTGGGTCATAACTTAATTCAAATCTTGCACCACCAGATGTGGCTGCAACTTTCTTTTCACCTGCAAATAATTTTTCGTCCATCTTAAGACATAATTCAACTACGTCTTCAAATACGTCTGACAAAATTTGTTGACCAGTTTTAACCTGGGTATCAAATGCGCCTAATAAGGCTTGTACACCTTGTCCTGTTACAACGCTGGCATTAATAACACCAGAGCGTCCTTCAGGATAACGTGCGCCAAGACGCATTTCTCTTTGTAATATTTCTGCTTCTTGAAACGCAGCAGGTGGAACCTCTAAGCCTACACGGCGAATGTTCTGCGGTTGAGCAGTTCTTAACACAGCGTCTGGACCAAAGGCGAATTCTTGTACGTCATTCGGAACTGCTAATGGAGCATTAATAGATTTCTCTGCTGCATCCATTGCTAACTGTGCAAATCTTGCGCGTGCTATTTGAACCCAAAGAACATCATCAAATTGACCTCTTGGTTCATTGTCAATTCCTGGGCGCATAGCAACGCGAACCATTACTTCACCCATTGGGTTATCAGTACTGGTTAAAACTAGATTACCTCTAGTAGGTAAATATAAAAGGATAACGTTTTTATCTTCATAACGAACCATTTCTAATTCGGAATAAAGGTCAACCTCATCCATTCTGTATCCGTTAAGGATTTCTCTTTCAAATTCTGGAAACTCCGTAATAAGTTCTGCAATAGTTTTAACATAACGTTTAGTAAATGAAACAACTTTGCCATATCTATCAAATTCAGGATATGAACCAATAGGGTTTTCTACACGTATACGTGGAAGATTGTTTTCAAAGTCTGCTTCAATAACAATAGGTAGGAAGCCATAGGTACCGTACCAGTCAGCACCTGTGTACATTTGAGTCTGTAGACGTGAGTGTTGAACATAGTTATTAACAATAAGGGTTCTGATGTCTGCTGATTTCTTAGCACGGTCAGAATTAGTATTAGTTGTTGTACAGTTAAAAGAAGGTAGTGGTGCTAGTACTTCGGAAACGTCTCTTGCTGCTACGTCAACGAAGTTTGCAATCATAGCCTTGGTTGCACCTTCAGGGAACATTTCTGGAAATACGTTTACAAGGTTGCCCCTGCGTACTTCTAGAACGTCACCCATACGAGCATCGCGTGCAGCGTTGCGGCGTTTAAGTGCTTCAACCTTGGTTGCTATCTGTGTTATATTAAGAGCCACTAATTTCCTTATTGATAGAATACTTCTGCTTGTTGTTCGGCAAATGCCTCATCTAAATCAATTACATATCTTGCGTTAAGTTGTCTTCTGGAGTGCCATCTACTATTAGTAAACTGGGTAAGATGGTTTCCACGTTCTAACCATTCACGAATAACAATCTCTGTAAACCATAAAGCCATAACGCAGTCAGTAGGTTGACGTTTACGTGCATCAGGTTTCCAGGTTATTAACTGGGTTACTAAAGCCTTAACACCTTCAGACTTTTCAGTCGAAGGCAGTTCAATCATATTTGAGTTCTTTACGAATTTTTCGTTTGTAATTGTTCCAAAGAGTGGAGCCAAAGACGCAACACCGAAATCAACGTCCCATTTGTTGTTGCCAGTGAAATGCTCACGGAATACGATTCCGCGCGAAGATAGAAAGTCACGTATTCCCTCATCTTTGGTGAGGAAGAGTTGAAAAGCATTTTTCTCCGCAACTACAACGTTAGGCTGATATTTAACAGCCCACTCTTGTATTAAGTTTTTAATTTTTTCAGGCGTTGGGTCTGTCATATTGCAAACATCAAGAACATATCTTTTCTTGTTGTCAACATCTACAGCCACTACTACTGCTGCAGTTGCTCCAGACATAGCAGGGTCTATACCCATAACTATGCGATAGTTACCAGGGTCTTTAGGATGACCTGGTGCGCCGTAATGTAATACCCCAATTTTACGCATACCTTGGATAGAACCTTGTACACATAAGGGTGAAAAAATTGAATCGTCTTCAACATCTTGTTGTTGATAAACCATAGCCCAAGTAGAAGGGGTAACTTCGGAGCGTCTCTGGAATAACGTAGGACCATCCCATTTAGGGAAAAATCCATCTACGTCAGGTGTCGTGTCCTCATCGCCATCCCAAGGTCTGTCTGACCTCGCCCATAGCGTTACCCACTTCTCTGGGTCTTCGTTGAACTCTAGTACTGCTGGCATAGCCAGATATGTGAATGGAGTTTTATTTCCAGACCAGTGCTCAGGGTTTCGAAGTTCTCGATATAGGTCAATAGAACCTATGCGTGTTCCTACAACTAAAAGTTTACCATTTTTACCAAGACGAGTTATAACTTCTTTTTGTAACCAGTTAATTTGTTTTTCCCACTCGTGGGCATTGGCACCAGTTATAACGTCATCAAGGATAATCAAGTCGGCGCGAGCACCGTAGATTTG